GTAAATATCACCCGTTACTGTACGGACATCTAGTAAACGCAAGCAGTAGGGATCAGTTGGTAGGTTAAATTTAAACTGCCAATCAATAATCGGTGTGGTTGCTAAAGATGCAAGATTAGCTGTGGTAATTGCAAAATTCCATCTATGGCTACGCAATAACGCATCTCGCTCACTAGCATAAAATCTGTTTACCAGTACAGCACTAGAATCATCATCTGCGAAGCTAGTAATCGTATTAGCCCCTAACAGTAATAATGACTCATTTGCTAAATCAACTTGAGAACCCATTTAACTCTCCACAAACTGTAAACGCTTAATAACACGTATCATGCCAGAAGGCACTTTAATTCGTTCCCCTACTGTAGTACCCGGTGGTACATCCCCATGTAGGATGAATAGCTTGGCTTTTTTGTTGCTTTTAACAAACCACCCCATAAAGCGTACCCTAGGTGAATCTGCCAAAAATTCCGTTGTATCGTCCTCCGACCAATCATTTCTGATAAGAGTATCGTCCCATTCGACATAATACATCTCCCCTTTTTTTAATCGCATGAAATACGCCTAAAGTAAGGCGGTGCCCGAAGGCACCACCAAACCATGTGGTTAGTTAGGATCAGCGTACATTACGTGAAAATCAAACGTATCAGCAGCCAAAGAAGTACCGGCTCCTAAAGCAAACGTTAAGATTAATTCACCTGTAGTAACATAACCTGTGTCATGAGTACCGCTTTCATGGAAGTTAGTTACTGTACGTGCCGAATCTGCTGCAACCGCACTAATAAAAGCATCAGCATCAATAGCGACTGCTGCGCCTGTACTTTGTGTGGTATGTGCTGCATACCCAACATTCACTGTAGCAGACGACTCAAGATCACTAATGATCGCAAGTGACTGCGGTAGAATACGCACCCCAGAAGGAATCGTCATTACCTGTACCACATCAGATGAACTGAGAGCTTGCCCAGTGAATCTGGAGTAGCGATAAGTAATACCATTCCAAGTGGTAGGAGCATTTTTAGTACCCGTACCGTCCGTACCGGATGTGTATTCTGTGCTTTTATAAGTAGCCATTTTACACCTCCGTTAAGAATCAGTACACGCAATTTCTACTACTTTTTCATCTTCAATGCGAACCGCACCGAGACACATTTGAGCGTAGACTTGCGTACTGTAGTTTTTATCGGAACGTTCAGAAATTTCAGTCTTAACGTCCATACCCATACTCATACCAATACCATCGTGAATCCAAGCAATACACTGGGTATCACCATTAGAATCCGAGGTTAAACGCTCAGAGCGTAGGAATTTGAAACCCATAAAGGTGTCAATTTCACCAGCTACTAGAGCTTTTACAGTGTTGTAATCAGAACTTTGAATCTGAGTGTCACCAAGCAGATCATAGAACTGGTTAGATTTCATCACAATACAGCGTGGTAAATCAGGATCAACATCAGCACCATCTAAAATCTGTTTAGCAGATCGTAGTTTGTCGATGTTCATATCTGTAGTACCAGAAACAGCAATTTTTTGTGCTGCTGGCAACGCTACATTAGATGAGGAATCATTTTCATCCACACTGACAGCATTACCCAACATTGCACTAATGATAACATCATCCATAGTGCGTCCCATTGCCCATACTCCAGCTTTCATATATTCACTGGTAGGATCAGCAAGCATTCGGACTTTATCAGCTTTATCAACTAAGTCTGCCCAATTGTAATCTTCCATAGACACTCGCCTACGGGAATGTGGGGTAGCGATCAACGGAGTATCACTATGTCGGCTTGTTATTTTTTGAGCCGATGTGTTACCCAGACGATCAAAATGGTCGTACTTGCCTTGTACATCCGTATTTACACGAACATACTCACGCAAACGTGAACCTTTTTGCTGTACTAAGTGAATAAAACTGTCCCTAAACTTCTGGGCAAACGCCTTATTGACTTCAGTACTCATAATACACCTCTAGCAAAAGAGATTGTAAGAATCAGAGTTATCTACACCATGTAGGCTCTATTTGCGTGAAGTTTTGGTTGTCTTTTTCAAGGCCTTGGGCTTCACAATTGTTGGCTTCTCCGCTACGATTGGTATACGGGAACCACCGGGGCACCAGCTATAAAATGTCTCAGCAGCAGTCTGCCGATCATAGTATTTACAGTACCCATATTGTTCTGGTGTGGATTTGTCTTTTAGAGTGCGCTCTCTAAGTTCAAATTGCCCACAACTAGAACATTTAATGTTTTCTTTATCAGTCATTCATCCTCCGCATAGACTATATCATATAGATGATCTCTATAGGATAAAGCCTCTAAATGCTTAGGATGAGCATTATCAAATAACGCTTCATGGAACTTATGCGTTTTATCTTTTAACATAGCACCAATTTCAATCTTAGCAGAATCACCATCAATCGAACCAGAATCTTTACCAGCACCACCCATATCAGGCTCACTGAAAGCTTTGCCAATACGATTGAGGAACTTAATCATAGCTACATTATTCGTAACGCCCGTATCATTTACAAACTGTTTTAAATCATCGTCTGCAAAACGATTAAACGCTCGTCTTGAAATAGCTAATTCTTTAGCGTAGTCTGCTTGCCCCCACTCTTTCTTGAGTGTAGATTCTGCATCTACTTTAGCTTGTTGCATAGCTGCTGCACTGTCAATCTGACCATTGCTTTCTATAGAATTATAGAAGTTAATTGCAGCTTGAGCCTGTTTATTGGTTAAGCCAGCAGAGTGAGCTTCCTGCAAAAATGCCTGTACAGTATCTTGTGGGTACGCATCACTTGGCAAATCAATTGCATATTTATCGGGTGACTCTGGCCTACCTATCTGATTATAAAATGAATTAATATCCTCCTCACTAGCATCTTCGGCTGGTACTTTAACTCTTGAACCAACCATTTTTTGCAACTCTAAATAAGAATTGCCTAGTGAACCTACATCTTTAAATTTGGATAACGTTTCATTTCCCTGTAAATCTTCTGACAAATGTTGAGTTTGCCATGTTTCCTCTACAACCTCCGGTGTCGTATCAATGAGGTTATCGCTTGTAACGGCCTCTACTTGTTCTGACATTACCACTCCTTTTAGTATTCTTGTTTCACGTTAGTATCACTACTATTTTTGTAGGCGTAAATTTGAGCTTTCAGACCTAACACTAATCCTCTACCCCCTTCGTTAAAGTAGGTAGTGTAGGGATCATTCGGTTCTGCTGACAACTGGTTTAAATACATATCCTCCAAAAATTGTAGTACTTTTTCACCATATGTACCAGTGAATGTTTTAGCTATTGCTTCTCTAATTTCATCCAGTTCATTATTGGACTGGGAACGCATCGGCACCTCCTAGTGCTTTAACCATTGGGGCTGCTCGTCCTGCACCTTCCGCAACCTGTGATGCTTGAGCTAATTGCTCTTGCATTGCCATCTGTTCTTGTCGTTGGGCACGTAACTGTGCTATCTCCTCGTCAGAACGCATAACAGACGATGGGACAGCCATTCTGTCACCGATAATCTGTAGAGCCTCATCGACATTAATGTTATCAAGTACTTCAGGTGCAAAACCTGCCATATTTGCAGCCACACCGAGCCATCTTTGTATTGCGGTGACATCTTGTATCTTTTGGTTCTTTGCCATTTGTCCAATGTAAGACACCTCGATTTCATCTAACTCCGCTAACTCTGGTGGAGCCGGTGGTAATGCTCCTGACCTATTGAGCAATCCAAAGCTACGAAGGATTAATGGAGTAAGAACTTCACTTTCAAATCTGGCTACCGTAGGGCCGAGTAAGTTTTGTATCTGTTCCCTTACTGTAGCAACTTCCTCTGCGGTCATATTGAGCTTTTCAGGTAACACCAATTGATCTGCTAAGAAGATGCCTCGTATCGACTTCTTTAGTTCATTCGCTTTCAAAGACGACAAATCAATGCGTCCTTCAAATCGTAAGAACTTAAAACGCTCCGGTTCTCTGGAGTAGTTAATTGCAGAAGGTGTCATGCGGAACGTGCCAATGATACCTTGATCTGGTGCAATCAACGGTGGGTGAACGGCAGTAGCAAGCCCTTTAAGTTCCAGTTCCCGAATCTTATTGAGCGTCTTTATATCTGGCATGGCTATGTCAGCAGGACTTCTGCCCCATAGTTCCCCTGATGCCTTTTCAAATCTGCCAATCACATACGGTAGCTCGTCAAATCCACTTTTCCTTACAATAGTCTTAGAATCGTAGTGGATGTCTAATGCTGCATATTTCTTGTTATTTGCATCTACTGAGTTAGCCTTGTAGTCCTCACTAGGCAATACAACCCTGACAAATGTAAACTTCGTATCTGGTGATTCACGTACTGCTTTTTTAATAGAATCGGGTAATTTTTTATTACCAAACATTTGTTTGGCTTGTCGTGCGGTAAACACATACTCCCAAAATACTGTATCCGGTTTGCCACGTTTGTCCTCAGAAAAAACAAACTGGCCTGTAGGAATAGAAGTAAAAGCTAGACCACCAAAATTTCTCTCTGGAGCATCATTTTCTTCTAGTAGTAAATTAATCGTCCCAAAAGATGTAAAGTCTAAAAACGCCTCACCAATTGCTGTATAGAAGTTGCTTTCATGCATTGTATAAAACATTTTTTCCGTTACAGCATGGAACCAACGTTTTACACTAGGCTCATTATTTAAGGGGTAGAGTGCGTGACCAGAAGGAATAGATAAACCAAACCACATAATAGATTGAGGAACTAACGCTTGCTGCATAGACATAGCCATAATACGGCTAGCTTCCGGTGCAGAGGAATCAAACATTTTGTTAGTGTGTCGCTCACCACTGATATGATGGGAACTGTCAATTTGTTGTTTGCGTGGTCTAATGTAATCTCTTACATCACGAAAAAACGGTTCCCATAGAATCCTGTCATTCTTTAGTATTTCGTACCGCTTCATTAAATCATTCGATACTGACATACTAAGCTCCTAACAAAGTTTTTTGTTCCTGTCCACCGGTACCCAGTAGACCACCAGCATCGGTAGATGATTGATCTGCCATTCGACCAAACCGAATTTTACCGGGTTTAATAGATGCTTGGCTAGTACGCCTGTCAAAATACATATCTGGATTCGCTTTGACCGACTCAGGTGTAATCGATTTATCAGATTGGTAGTTAGATAGGATTTTATTTGGTACAGAACCGGGACTGACAGCAGTAAAGTACCGACCAGTAGGTGCTTGGTGTCTTGTTTGTTCGGGATTGTCATACATATAGTCAATGTAATCACTGACACCTTGAACACGATATTCCTCATCTGCTTTGGCTTGGGCAATCACACGTAAACGCTCTTGCTCTTGTTGCTGTTGACGTTGTATTGCAGCGTAATCTACTTGTGGCCCACCACCACCCTTGCAGTCTGCAAAACGCATAATTTTTGCAAGCGTTTGTTCTAATTCGTAATTGTCGTGTCTCATCCTAGCTCCTTTATGAACTGAGTAGCCCTTTAGTTGAGCTTGCTCCAATTTTTTTAGGTGTTACAAATAAGTTAGGGGTAACAATATCTTCCTCCTCTACTGCCCCATCTCCTAACGCACCTCCAATATTTGTTATATTAGACTCTCTTGTATCAGTCTGTGCAAGACGTTGCATCTTTCTACGTTTTTCAGAGTCTAGTTTTGCTTGAGACACCTGTGGTATTTCAGGTAGTGGTGTCTTAGGAGGCAGATAGTCTGCTTCTTTTGGCGGTGCTTGTATTACGGGTGCTGGCATTGCTGGCATTGCACCCTTACTTCCCATGCCCATACTTTATCTCCTAATCAAATACATCATAATCCGAAACAGCACTCTCTTGCATTACAGTAACATTTAAATATCCAGCTTCAAAGCCTAAAGCACAAGTAGATAATGCGTCAAAACCATGTGATGCCCAGTTATGAAGTGGACGATTTTTGTAGCAACCGTTCTTATCATCCCATTCTTTACGGTAATTCTTTAAACAAGTCAAGCCCCTAGAACATTTGGTTTCATCAAAGTAGTACTGTGGAAACAATGTACGGACACTTTCAATCTTATCCATTACATCATTAGGTCGTGGTACAGTCTCAAAGATTAAGCCTTGTTCTCTAGCAAATTCTTTTCTTGTTTTACCAATTGTAAAATCTCTTACCTCAATATCATGCGGAGCGAGGTGTTTGCCATATCTGTAATCTCTCTGTTTGAGTAGATTAATGTAGTGGGTCAAGCCCTCGTCTGCATTTTCATAGTAATCAATAAATCGTACACAATCTTGGTGTATCTGGAAAAACCAAATACAGGTTGTGTCGTTAATTCCTAAATCCCATGCCGTATGTACTGGAAGTCTACGGATATACGGTACATCATCAATCCTGCCGTCTATATAAGCAGACTGGATATGCCGAGATAAGTAGGCTCCCTCTATACTCTGCTCAAATGCTTCTTTAGCAGTAGTAGGGTACTCTCTTTTAACATCATCTCCAAGC